TTGCGCCTGGCTGTTGCCGCCGAGGAGCAGGAACAGCAACGCGATCAGCGCGGCGGCGCCTTTGGCAAGTGGCGCGGGCGGGTCCAACGGTTTCGGGTTGGGAAACGCATCCTTGGCGAGGGCTTTGACCGGTTTGAGGAAGCGGGCCAGGGCAAAATATTGCCAGGGATAAACCTGGGCAACATTGCCTTTTTTGATGCTGGCGCCGTCCACGAGGCAGTCCGCCTTGGCGGTGACTTCGATTTTTGCGGGCTCTTCCCAATCGTCCGTGGCCTCGATGAAGGTGATGAGGGCCTTAGCGGTGGGATAGTCTTTGCTGCCCGGCTGGGTGGTGCGCAGTTCCACCCAGTGTTTCTGGCGGTCGTTGAGCGGCAGCGCTTCGAGTTCGATTTCAGTTTTCATTTTTAAATCAGTGATAAGTGATTAGTTGGTTTGAGTGACCGGTAAAATATGCAGGTCAGTTATTGCGGGGCGGTGGTGAGCACGCTGAAGGGCTTGAGGCTGGTGCTCGCGGCCAGCGTCTTGATTTTGGTGCCGGCACGGAGCAGGGCGCGGTAGGCCATGAGGTTTTGCGGGAAACCGATATCCGCGCTGGTCGCGAGTTCGAGGTCCACGCGAATGCCGACATCCATGCCCTCGGGATCGCCGAAGACGATGGGCGTAGCATTGGGCGCATCCACCGTGGGGGCAATCGCCGTGGGGTGGATCGGATAGCCCAAAATGCTCCCAATGCTGCCAGGCTCCGGTTTTTCCAACCAGGTCTGGAAGATCGGGCGGCCCATGCCATCCCGGATCAAGGCAACGCGGGCGAGGGTTTGCGGGTGCATCCACCACATGGGCTTGCGATTGAGCACTTCGGCGCTCACGTTGAGGATGTTGTAAACAAAGTCATCCAGCAGCAGTTTGCTCACGATGGTGCGGCCGGGGGCGGCGACGTAGGCCATGTTGGTGTTGGCCAGGGCGCTGTTGAAAATGCCGATGTAGCCGGCATTGGTGGTGTCCTGGTTGCCGGTGCCGATGAAGGCGGCGGTGTCCATGCCCTGGTTGATGGCCTGAATCATCTGCTTGATGGTGTACGGCGCAAAGTCAACCGTGGCGTCCTGCAACAGTTCGCGGCTGACGTACATCAGGGCGGCGAGGGTTTGGATGATGAGCAACACATCGCCACCGGTGAAAGCGCCGCTGGTGATGGTGCTGGATTCGGCCAGGGTGGATTGCGAGCCGATCCAGTAGAACTGGGGACGGGCGGTGGCGATGGGGAGCACGTTGGTGCGGGCGCCCACGCGCGTGACATTCAGCGTGCTGTAGTCGCCGTATTCCAGCAACAGATCATAGATCATGTCGAAGGTGTCCGTGGGGACGGTGGCCTGGCCGAGGCCGGAGTCAATGCCGGTGAGGGCTTTCATCTCGAGATTGCTTTCATCCACGACCTTTTGAAAGGCGGGGTCGATGGTGGCGCTCAGACGCTTGGCGGCGGCCCAGCGGCCGAGGGCGTTCATCTTGAAACGGAATTCCTCGTTCGCGAGGGCGCGTTGCACGGGGTTGCGGAAGCTGGAGGAGGCATTCTTGCGAATGGCTTTTTCCAGCGCGGCCATCTTGGCGGTCAAATCAATGAACGTGGTGTTGGTGTCGTTTTTAACCTTGGTCAAATCTTCCAGGGCTTTCTTGACCTCCTTGTCGGACCGGTCGAAGTCATCCTTGATTTTTTGCACGTCGGTTTTGAAACGAACATTGTCAGCGGCCAGGGTGGTGACGCCTTGGTCAATTTTGGCGAGGAGGGCGCCGCCATCATTGGGGTCTGCGATTAACAGTTTTGTCATACGGATATTAGGTTTTGGTTGAACTACAGTTTCGCGGCGATTTGCCGCAGTTTTTCGCAACGAATGTCGGTCGCCCGCCGCCGGGCCATTTCCACAACGGCGGGATCATCGGTGGAAATGACGGTTCGAGTTTGTTCGCTGGAAATTTTTTCGAGGGCGGCGTCATTGAGGATGCCGGCCTTGTGGGCTTTGGCCAGGGCGTTGGGGTTCGCACCGATGACGCAGGCCGAGAGTTCTATTTGCTGCTGCGTCAGGTAAACGCAACTCACCTTGGCATTCGCGCCCAGCTCCAGTTGCTCCAGGCATTCGTTGAACTGGGTGGGGTTGCTGTCCCACTTGGTGGCGTAGGTGACGGGGAAGAAGCCGACGGACACGGCCTTGAGGAAGCCGGCGACGGTCATTTTAAACCCCCAGTCGGCAAGGCAATCCTGGCCGTTGCCCATGCCGACCGCCCATTGGACGGTCTCAATGAGCTTGCCGCCCTTGACCTGGTAATCCAGGACTTTGCCCAGGCATTTGCCAATGTTCGAATAATCGTGGCTGTCCACGAAGGGCGCATTCTTGGCGAAGTCGTCGAACAACCAGCCGTCGGCGCGAATCACCTCGTTGTGGCTGTCAATGGTTTCATCGCTGGCAACGTATTCGCAGATGCCCGCTTTTTCGTCGAGGATGCGAATGACGGGGTGGATGGTGCGGCGAAAGGTGTTCATGGGCGGAGGGGATTGACGGGGATGCGGCTGTTGAGGGTTTCGGCCATGGCGCGGTCGGCATCGCGGCTGGCAATGCGATAGGACAAGCCGCTGCCGCTGACTTCCACCCGGCCACGGGTGCGGTTGACCTTGAGATCGGCCCGCAGAGTTTTGGTGAAGGCTTTTTTCATGCTTTTTATTTGGGTTCGGCCACGGCGAGTTGGATGCAGTGGCAGTTGATGACATTGCCGGGCGAGCCGTTTTCATCGCCGGGGAACATGAGTTCCTCGCCGTCCACATTAAATGCGTCCGTGACCGGGATGGGATTGGAGGGAGAATAATCCTCGCCGGCCTGGGCGTGGGCTTCGCGGACGTTGTCGCCGCCGCTGGTCAGCCAGGCTTTGTATTCAATGCCGGCATCGACCATGGCGAGGTTGCGCGAAAAACCGTAACTGGCGCTGGTCTCGGTCATCGCTATACGACGGGCCTCGGCATTGGTCAGGGAGTTGAACACGCTCTTGACGCGGGCGGCGAGCTGCTCGGTGGTTTCGCCTTTGTCCAGACCCTCCACCAGGGTGGTGTTGATTTGCGAATTCACGGTGTCGCCGACTTTGGCGAGAAGTTTGTTGCGGCCGGCCTGAAAGTCTTTGGCTGCGCGGGGGGCGATCTTCCAGGGATCATCCTTCCTCCCGATCTCCGCCATGAGTTCATCCCCGGCACGCTGAAGCACTTCGCTGGTGATGGGATCAAGGCCCTTGGTCAGATCACGCCTAAAAGCGGCGGGATCGAAAATAACGTCGACCAACGACTTGGCGGTGATCGTTTTGGAATGGGCGACATGCAAATGTTTCAGGGCCTTGGCACGGTAGTCATTCAAGATGCGCGACACTTTTGACTGGTATTGTTTGACGGCCGCGGAGCGGAGGCGCATGTGGGACTCCCAGAGTTTTTGATTTTTGCCAGCGGCTTTGGGCTCCGGGCTCCGGGCCTTGGGGCGGAGGGAGCGCAGGGCCGCGAGCATGGCCTTGACCTCGGGCGCGTCACCCTCCGCAGGGGTGTCGCTGCCGTCGCTGATCGGTTGCTCGCCGGGTTCATCGGTCTCGCCATCGGTGATGTCCTCATTAAAGTCACCCGGCGCGGGGGCCGGGGTGACCTCCCCATCCTCGTTGAGGACGGGCTGAACGTTGATGGGGAGGTAGCCGACCTCCCAGCCGGGGAATTCGACCAGGCCCAAGGAGAGGTATTCGTCGATCTGTTCCATGGGCATGCCCTGGGCGGCGAGTTTGGCGATGCTATCCAGGCGCTCTTTGCGCACTTCCTGCATGCAGGGATGCTCATCCCAGTTCAGGCCGACTTCCACGCGCTGGCCGGTCAGCCGGTAAATGAGCCGTTCCAACGCGCCACAATATTTGCCGCCGGTGGGGATGCAGGTGTTGATGAGCAGCCGGAACATGTCCGAGGCGGAGCCGATGCTATAGCTGGCGGCGATATCCGCCATGCTCGGGGGCACGCCCATGGCAATGTATACTTCGTGCCGGTTCTCCAGGCGCTGGCCGATGAAGCTGGCATCCACGCTGGCGAGTTCGGCATTCTGGATTTCCACGTCGCCACCGACGACGACATCCTTGGCCTGGCCGCGCAAGCTGGCTTCGCGGCGTTCCTTGAGGCTCTGGAGGATTTGCATTTTCTGCGCGTCATTCGCAATTCCGCCCTTGACACTGATGAGCCGCGAGCAGTCGCCGTTGTTCGCCATGATGTTCCGGCTGAATTTGCTGGCGAGCCAATCCGCCTCGGCGGCGAGATGGGCGGCGCGGTAATCACCGAGCCCGCGAAATTCATCGTAGGGATTCCAGCCGCGCAGCCGGATGACCTGGCTGGGATCAAGGGTGATGGTCCCGCCCGATTTGCGGGTCCACGTCCAGGACACAATTTCATCGTCCTCAATCTTGGGGCGCAACTGGCCGGGATTGACGATCTTGATTTGGCCGTAAGGATTCGGACTGGCCTCGGGAAAGGGGAGCTTGGGTTGGTTCGGCGGGAACACCCACATGCACTCGCTCATTTTGTACCAGCCGATGGAGCCTTCCACGAAATCTTGATAACTGAGATCGCGGACCGGCTCCTTCAGCCATTCGGCGATTTGCGGAAGGTCGAGCAATTCATCAGCGGAGCGGTAGATGATGCCCCGGGCGGTGCTGAGTTGCTTGAGGCCGCGCCGGCCGGTGCGAACCTTGGCGGTGGTGGGCCGGCTGAAGAGCAACTCGCAATTAGCGATGGGACCGGCGACGTGCTTGATCGCGCTCCGCACCCAGGGCGATTCGGCATAGGGCCGCAAGAGATTCTCGGAGCTGCCCATTTCAATGGACCGCGCAAACCAGAAGGCGGGGATGCCCTGGGTGAAATCGCCGGTGCCGATGCTCAGATCGCCCGGATCGCGCCGGACCATCCCTGGCAAAGCACCCCGAAGAATGGGGTGATTGGCCTTGATCCGATCCAAAGCGCGGCCGTTGGAGTCAAAACTCACGGTTTAACCTCCTTTTCAAGTGCTCTTAAAACGCACGACGTTGACTTAATGGGGGCACTTGCCCCGAAACGCCGATGGAGAGTGGCCCTAAAACGTCCTGGGGCATTCTGGAGGCCCGGGCGGGAGCTTAAAAACGGAGCTGAGTAAAAAGGTTTGTTCATACGCAGCCGCTCCAGACTGGGGAGGTTGAGTGGTGGCCGGCGGCCACGGCCAGGGCTTTGGCCCAAAAGCGGTCGCAATGGCTGTCGCCCGTCTCGCCTTCAAAGCGTTCGTTGCCGGCCGGCGTGGTGGACTTCTTGACGCCGTGCAGATCAGCGACCAGGAGTTCGTCGCGGTTGTAGCGCAGTTTGACATCCTCATGTGCGCGGCGCAGATGCCAGGCCAGGTCGGACTTGATTTCGCTGGTGAACTTGATGGGCTCCACTTTCCAACCGAATTTCGCCTGGGCGTTTTCGGCGAGTTGACTGCCCAGACCGGTGGCGTCGATGCAGCAGCGCTTGACCTGGGGCAGGTTGAGGAGTTCGTAGAGGACGGATTCCTGCTCGCTGAAACTTTTGCCGCGCATCTCAATGCGGGAGCGTTCCCAGAGGATGTCGCCGATTTTTTCCTCGACGTCGATGACGCTCAAGTGTTGGGAGCGGGCCACGTCGTAGCCTAAATAGAACTGGCTCTGGGGATTGGCCTTGATGTAGGCGATGAGATTGGCCACCCGCGCCGTGTCATCCTGGCAGCCGCGAATCATCTCGTAGTTGATGAAGGCGGTGGCTTCATCGGCCGGCACGCAGCAATATTCTTGCAGCCATTGTTCCTCATCCAGGCATTCATCGCGCTGGCGTTGGAGCCAGGTTGCGCGGGTTTCTTCCTTGCCAGTGGCGGCGTTGATTTTTTCCACGATGCCCTGGTCAACGGCTTTTTGAATGGGGATGGTGTGCAGGGACCAGCCCATTTTGTTGCCGCGCTGTTTAATATCCTGGATGATATTATTGAACACGGTGTTGACGCCGCGATGGGTGGAGATGATGGAGAGGGTTCCGCCCCATTGAATGACCGGTTTGGCGACAGCGAACAACTGGCGCTGATCCCTGTGCAGGGCAAATTCATCCAACTTCACGTGACCGGTTTTGCCGACAATGGCATCCGGGTTGGAACTGAGCGCATATACATTAGCGCCGCTGGCAAAGTTCAGGACCTGGATTTTGACGGGCTTGCCGTTCTCCATGGTGAAAACCTGCTCGCCCAAATCATCGGCGGCATACTTGAGGACGTTGGCCCAGCGTTTGCAATAGAGGATATATTGCTTAGCCTGCACTTCGTCGCGGCTCATGACCCAGACATCTTTGCCGCCTTTCTGCGCGGCTTTGCGGACGCTGTCGTAGCTGTCGGCATAGCTCAAACCAATCTGGCGGGATTTCTCCACGATCTTCAGATGGCCGGTGTCCTGAATCCAGGCGGCCTGATACGGCATGAAATATTTGGATTCGTTGCTCAAAGCAGGCGAAGCTCCTGTTCGATTTTTTGCAGGGTTTCCGGCGTGAGCCCGCCCTTGGATTCCCTGGCTGATGTCAACGCGGCCTGGGCGCGGTCGTAGGCCTCGGCCTTTTTCTCCAGCAACGCCAGCTTGCGGGCGT